GTAGTCGGGATCAATCAGGAGCCCGATGTCAGGCTGTAGCCAGCGCGACGGCGCGACCTTCACCCGGCCGAAGTCGGTGGCGATCACGTCGATGGTGCTGACCACCTCCGTCTTGCCGACCAGGACCTGCGATGTGCTGCGGCCGGTGAAGGTGCTGATGGTGCGCTTCGGGCCCGGCGGCACGATCCACATGGAGGGGCTTCCACCATTCTGGTACGCGAGCTGCATCGCATCGCCGAGCATCGCCTCAGTGATGGTCACCTGCGACCCGGCCGCGACTGCGGCGAAGGCGTCGGTGGCCGCCACTGGCAGGCCGGTCACGACGGTGCCGGGCGCGACTGCTGCGGCGACGTTGCTGTTCTTGTCGACGGCGCGGCCGAGCCAGTGGGAGAAGGCCTCGGTCGTGCGGGCGGTGGGGCCCGTGTCATTGCCATCGTTGCGTTGCTGGCGAGAGCAGAGGATGCTCTCCATGTCCGACTTCAGGACCTTGGCGGCGAGGGCCATTTGGTGAGCCATTTCGCTCCCCTTGCCCGCCGCGTCGCTCTCCTCCTGCGAGCCTGAGACGGTCGCGTCGCGCTCGCTGATCTGCGTGACGTTGTTGCGGCGGATCGTCGGCTGAGACGGGCTGTTAGCCAGCGCGAACCCTTCAAGTTGAGCATTCGCAAGGTTAACCAGAGGTAAGAACTCTGTTTGCCAGTCGAAGATCCTGTTCTTTACATTGCGCCGCCGGATCGCCGACATGACCGGCGTGTCGAACGGGTCGATGTTGTAGATGGCGTTGCTCAAGTCTTCGCGGTTTGCTTGGGCATTGTAAGTCGTAAAAGCGTTCGTGACCTTGGGCACGATAGTTATCCTTTCGGGCATGAGGGATCGCCGCCAGTATTTGGCGGACAATTGGCTCTAGCCCGAAGGTCTAGACTATGGGCTCCAGTCATTTAGACTGGACGGGGGGCTCCGGTTGACCCGGACTTATTATCGACCGCCGCGCAGGAACTGCGCCATCACCAGGGCCGCGTCATCGACGCGGCCGGTGCTTGCGAGCCGTCTCTGGGCGTCGTTCATCGAGCGCGCCGCTCCGTTGCCGACGCGCGGGGCCGATCCAGGCTGGAGCGCGCCGTTGCGCTCCGGCTGCACCGGGAAAGGTTTATTGGCGACCATGCGGTCGTACTTGGCCGCCTTGTTGAGGACGGTCAGCATCCGCTCGTCGTAGGTCGAGCCGATCTCGTCGTCGTTGAAGCCAGCCTCCAGCGCGGTCTTGCGCATCCCGGCGATGGCGTGGTCGACCTCTTTCTGGTTGGCCAACTTATTTTTGGCGCAGAACTTGTCGAACTCGGCCCGCGCATAGGCCGCGCTGCGCTGGGCGTTGTCGTTGTAGGCCTCCTGCTGCGCCTGCACCCGCCGCTGGCGGATATTGTTCAGCGTGCCGTAGACATGCCGATAGTTCTGTTCGAGCTGGTGCGCGCCTGCGGGGTCGGCCTTGTACAAGGCGTCCCAGTCAGGCTCCTTGGGGATCAGCGCCTGGAACTCTTGCTCTTGGTGCTGGCAGAGCTGGATGTAGGCGTCGCGGGCGTGTTGGGCCTCCGCGCCGCGATGGTCGATGGTCTTGGCGACCTCGACCATCTGCCGCATGCGATGGTTGAAAGTCTCTTCGCGCTGATAGCCGCGTAAGGCCTCGTTGAGGCTGACTTCGACCTCTGCGCCGTCTACCTGAACTTTGTACCGGGGGGAGGCGTCTTCGCCTTCGTCCCCATCGGCGCCGGGCCCCTTGTCTGGTTTTTCAGCGTCTGGATCGGCATCGTCGGGGTCTTCGCCGATGCGCTCTGGCGGCTGATCTTCGGCTGGGCCGTCATTGTTGTCGTTGGCGGGGGCTGGAACACGTTTCGGGGCCCTCTGAGCGGGCTCCCCTTCTTCAGACCGGCCATCTGCGACCTTCCTTTCGTGTTCGAGCAATCGTGGGTCGGGCCCGCCGTCGCGCGTGTCGCCGAACTCATCGCCCTCAGTCTCGCGCGGCTGGAAGATCGCCTCCGGCTTGGCGGTCGAGACGAACCGCCCAGACACATCGCGCTGCCGCGTGGCCTGGGGGATCTCCTGGGCGAACGCCTCGCGGGCCTCGTCGATGCCGTCAGGAGGCATTGCGGGCGCTCCGCTGGGCGTCGATGCGGTAATTGTCGAGGAGAGCGCCGAGCGCCAGGGGGATGAGGTCGAGGGCGCGCAGGCGGGCGGCCAATTCGTCCTGCTTCACGCTGGCGTTTGGCTGGTCCAGAAGCTCGTTGAACCACTGCTGCCGGAGCTGGCGGTAGACGTGGCCGAAGGCCTTGTCGGCAAGGAGAGCCTTGGCGGCGGCCGAAAGTTCTCGGCGCTCGCTCAAGCTGTCTATATTGCCTCTGCTACTCAGCGCCGACATGTGACCATCGGCAACCGAAGTTATCCCCGTGATAACTTTGCAGGTTGCTTAGATGAATACTTCGGTTTTACCCCTGCGGCAAGCCGCCTTCATGCCCCCAGTTCGCCCGGCCCCAGCGTCATGCCGCGCGGCGGCGGCCATGGGCGGGGCGTAGGCGGCGGCGCAACGGCGCGTGGGTCATTGGCCGGGAAGGGCGGCATGTTCGGCTGCTGCAACTGAAACGTGGGCGTCGTCGATGCCTCCCGCCCCCATACGAACGGCGGCGGCTGGAGTAGAGAGGAAGCAGGCCCTGGATCATCGAACGGCTGGCCGCGCATTTCGCGCAGCGGGATTTGGGCATACGGACTGCCCCCCCGCACGCGATCCACTAAGCTCAGGTCGTCGTTGTGGGCGTTGAGGACATCATCGAGAAGCGAATTGTGTATGTCACTGCTGAACGGCGGCATAGTTCTCGCTTGATCGGGCGTCAGGTCCGACAGCCCATCGATGAAGTCGGCATGCCGAGGATGATTTTGCTTCAACTCGGAAAGCTTCTTCCACGCGCCAGGCGCCCAGCCAGTGGTGAGCGCGCCTTCAGGAGCGGGGGCGCGGGGACCGAACGTCGCCGCCGAGGCGAGGTCCATGACGCGGGTCTGCGCCTGAGGATCGGCCATCGTCGTCTTGCCGGTGGCGACATCGCCGGACAGCGTCGCGGCGTTCCACAGGCCCTGGCCGATGCGCTTGCCCTCGATGCCGAGCGCCGAGCCGATACGGGCCAGCATCGAATAGCGCTGATCAGATGGGTTGGCCGGGAACGTCGGCAGCGGCGGCAGGTTGGAAAATACGCTGTCCATCAAATACCTCCCGTCGACCCGCCGTTGTCGTTGCTCGGCGGCGTGGTGGCCTTGGCCATGTCGACGACGACCTGGGCCATGTCGACCTGATGGTCGAGGGCGAGCTGCGCCTCCTGCAGGCGAAGCTTCTCGGCGTCGAGGGCCTGCTGCTGGTTGAGCTTGTCGCGCCGGAACGCCTCGTCCATCGCCTGCTTCTGGGCGTTGAACTGCTGGGTCCCGATGTCCTTCGCGGTCTGCGCCTTCACCTTCTCGTTGCTGGCCATCGCCGCTATCGTCATCGCGTCGGGCTCCTTCGGCGCGGTCTGCATCTGCTGGATGACCTGCGGCGGCGGCGTCTTGAAGTAGCGGCCGGGGTTTTTGATGTTGGCCAGTTCGAGCATATCGCTGATCGTGTTCAACATCTCAGGGATGCCGACGACCGGGTTCTGCGGCCCGAATTGTTGGAAGACCATCATCTGGTCCTGCTTGATCTGCTGCAGTGTCATCATCCTCACCGTGTCGCTGCCCTTGCCCAGCGTCGGGTTGACCTCGACGCTCATGTCGGCGTCGAACATCGAGGTGTGGTAGGTCTGCCAGGACCCGTTGATCTTCAACGTGCGGCTTTGATTTTCATTTTCCACGACCTCATTGAACAGGCCGTGGAACAAATCCCTAAACCCCGTCTCGGCGAGGACGCGCGCCACCAGCTCGGTGCGCTCCTGCTGGCCGTTGATGACCGCCTCGACGCCGATCATCGTGCTGCTCTGCAACGCCTTCGGGTCGAGCCCGCGCGCCGCATCGGATAATCCCGTTCTGCGCTGCTGCACGGCGTCGAGGTATTCGAGGACCGGCAGGGCCTGCTGACCGACGAACGGCGTCGTGGCGAATTGCACGGCGGCCGAGGGGTCGCCCCTGGTCCTGATCACCGCGCCCAGGTCGTCGTTGAGCGCGTCGTCGAGATTGGTCACCAGCTCGTTGACGACCGTCTTCGGGTTGATGCTCTCGGCGAGGCTGTCCAACACGCCCCGCGTCATGTTGGTTTTGATCCTCTGAATGTCGATGGTGAGGTCGGCGATGCTGTCGCCGACCAGGGTGTGGGCGATGGGGTCGCAGCTAAAAAGCGCGATCTTGATGCGGTTGGCGGGCTCGTCGCGCACGATGGCGTGGTCTTCGCCCATCGTGCAGATGTAGCGCAGTTCGGCGACGCCATCGCCGTCGCTGTCGGCGCGGATGTACCACTCGCCGTAGAGGACGCCGTCGCCAACGCGGGTCGACATGCCGCGCCCTGGATTGCGGATCATCGCCTCCATGGTGAAGTTGTGTACGTCCTGCGTTTGCAGGTAATTCGCGGCGAGATCGCGCGGGTAGCCCATCGCGGTCAGCTCATCGATGGAGACGATGCGTTCGTGGCCGACGAGGCGCGACTTGGCGAAGGTCCGCGCATAGCGATCCAATCGCATCTCTTCCGGCGGCACGCCCTCGACGCGGGTGATGGGTTTGTTCTCGGTCGCCTCGATGGTGACATCGATGCCGCCTGTCTCGTTCTGCTTGAGTGAGCCCGGCACAACCTGCGCGGTCGGCTCCTCCGACATCAGCATCTGGAGCTGTTCCATGGTGATATTTTGGAACTGCTTGCGCTTCGTCGCCTTGGTGTTGTCGGTCCACCATTTGATGTAGCCGGTCTTGACGGTGAGCGCGTCCTTGAACGCGCCATACAACGTCAGAAAGCCCGCGTTATCCTGCCAGAAAACATAGTTGACGTAGTTGGTCGCCTGCTCGGCCATCGCCTCGTCTTGGGGGCTGCGCGGGACGAGGCAGACGACGTTCTCGCTCGCGGCGAAGATCCGCACCAGCGAGGGCAGCATCATCAGGATGGCGTCGCGCACATCGGTCGAAATGAAGGAGCTTTTCGACGGGCCCTCGGTCGGGCCGAGGATCTCCTCGAACGTGGCGTTGGGGTCTTCGACGATCAGCGTGTCGCTGTAGCCGGTGAGGCCGCCCAGGTTCGGCAGCATGCCGTAGTAATATTTCTGCGCTTCGTCGCGCTTGGGCGCCAGGACGCTGTTCTCGTAGTCCTTGCTGTCGGTGATCAGCGCGTGAATAAATTGCTTATAAGTGTCGGGGTCGCCGGGGTCGTATGTGTTCGGTGTTCCGCCGTCACCCTTGAAGGTGAAGATGCGTTCGACGCCATCGATGGCCATGGGCCAACTCGCTCCGAAGAGGACCAACCAGCGGAGAGCTGGTCCCTTGGAGCTGACCGAATGCTGGCGACCTTACCCTGATTTCATAGGGCCTGTCATGCCGCCGATGATCGCGGCGCTGAAGCGCGGGCGCTACGCCTACGGTTACTGGCTGCGGCCGAAGTGGTGGCTCGATCAAAGTTCCTGACGGCGCTTCTCTAGCTCCGACGCCAGCCACCCAAGGTCCATCCACAATCTCTCAGCGATTGCGGTGAAGGTGTTCGCGGTCGCCTTGAGCCTGAGCCGCTCAAGCTCGGCGATCATGCGCCCGCGTTCGCGGGCCCCGTCATGGCGACGGATCAAGAGGCCGACGCGGGTTGGCTTGAGGTTGAATTTCGCGGCCAGCGCCTTCTTGGTCATCCGGTCGCCGACCTCATCGTGAAAGGCCAACATTTTATCTTCGCGCAGCCGCTCTTGACGCCAAATCTCTTCCCATTCCTCCAGACTTTTGCCGCCCCAAAAACTCACACGATGCCTCGGATCTTCCGCCGCATCGCGCCACGCCTGAGCATACTGGCGCTGAGGCCAGTGACGAGGTGGAACCCGACGGCGGCGGTCTGGAAGGCGTCGGCCCCGTGTGAGTGCGGCCCTGGCCCGTGCACCGGCTGGCCCATCGCGCTCTTGTGGTAGCCCCTCAACATCGCCAACCCCGTCTTGCAATTGACGGCGTCGAAGTACGCGCTGCCGAGCATGGCGCGCGAGGCGTTGATGCCGTCCTCTTTCGAGCGGATGCGCGGCACGGTGATGATCGGCTCGTCCTTCGGGATCAGTTCGCCCAGCGTCGCGCGCCTCGACTTGGCCGACGAGATCTCGCGCGCCTCGATATCGTGCGGCAACAGGTGACACTGATATTGGAAGCCGCCCTCGTTCGCCTTCTTGCGCAGGACCGAGGTCCAATGGTTGAAGTCCTTGCCGACGCCCATCATGAAGTCGACGAAGTGGACTTCGCGGCCGACGTTCTGCCACAGCCAGATCGAGCAATAGTCATGCACGCCGAGATCCCATGAGGTGATGACCGGCGCGGCGAGATCGACCGGCACGCTGCACACGCGGCCTTGCAGCGCGAGCGCGTTGAGGGCTTCGGCAAAGTAAGCGCCTTCGACGGGTGCATCGAACGAGCATTCCATCTCGCGTGCGTATTCGTCGGGGCTCATGTCCTGGGTGAGCTCGCGCGCCTCGGCGTAGCTCAGGGCCTCCTCGCCCGTCTCGCTGAGGGGGATCAGGAACACGTCCCAGCGTTCATCCTCCATCGCGCGCAGGCGCAGGGTGTTGAAGTGATCGTCGCCGTTCGAGGTTCCGCTCACAATCGCCCAGCCCCGATAGTCGGCCAGCGCCGGTCGCACGACGGTGCTGAACACGGTCTTTTGCAGCAGCGGATATTCGTCGAGGGCGATGCCGTCGAAGTACATGCCGCGCATGCGCTCGTAGGCGCTCATGCCGCCGTAGAGCTTGATGATCGCGCCGTTGTGGGGGAGGACGATGGCGAGTTCGCCTTCCAAGAAGCGCACGCCGTCGATGGTCGAGGTGTATTGCTTTAGATACGACCAGACTAAGTCTTTGGCCTGCTCGAACGACGGGCCGACGTAGCCGTAGCGCGGCGGCGGCCATTGCCGGGAGTTGAGATAAGCCGCGCGGATCAAATGATTGGCGATGGCAACGGTCTTGCCTGCGCGTCGGTGGCAGCAGGCGAAGATCCATCGCTTGTCGGAGGCGTGCAGCGCCATGAAGTGGCGGCGCGGCCGGTAGGGAATGACCAGCGGCGCGTCGGCGTCGCTGGTCGCTTGTGCAGTGTCGGCGAAGGTCACTTAGCCGTGCGGGGCGGGGTGCGGGCCTTGGGCGACTGCGACCGTCCAGGTCCCCTGTTCGGGGCGCCAAACCGCGACGACGACCTGGTGGGCGATCTCCTCAGGAGGCGGGGGCAGCTCCTCGCCACTCGGCGGGACCCACGGGTGCGCCGGGCCGAGGTCTGCGTCGATGCCCCAGCTCGGATCGACAGGGCGGCCAGGGCGCACGGGGCCGGTGCTGGGATACTCAGGACGGTCCCAAGAGCCTGGGGGCCGGTTGCCGACATGCGGCGGGCGCCCAGGGAGGCCCTGGTCGGGATAGACGGGCGATCCTGGGAGGCCCTGGTCGGGGTAGTAGCCGCCGCCGGGCAGGCCCTGGTCGGGGTGACCTGGGATATAGCCCGGCGCATCGCCGAGCGGGATGATCAGAGCAATCTGTGCGCGTGCCATTGGGGAGGTCCTCCTTGGGGAGGCCTTCGGCTTATCACGCGCATGTGACGGACGCATCGCATGGCGTGGGTCTAACCTCGGCCCTTGCGCTCCTTGACCTCCGGCGTCGGCCCCATGCGCGCGACCTCGTCGACACTGAGCGGCTTGCGCCAGTGGACGGCGACCGAAGCGAACCCCAGGTCGTCGGCGATCTCGCGCGGATCATCCATGAACCAGGGTTCATCGGTCCCGGAGCCGCGCATGATCTTGTCTCTGATCGCCTCTGCCTTCCGCCATTTCGTTGGGCTCCAACTGAGCACCGTCACGGGCCGCCCGCGATCATGCCAGCTCAACGAGAGCTGCCACAATGGGCGCCCGCCGCTATAGCGGGTTCACTCCATGCCGATGTTGCAGGTGAGGCCGACGGAAACGTCGCGCTCGGCCCACCAGAAGAACCGGCCGTCGATTTGGCGCTCAGGGTCGAATATCGGCTGCGCCAGCGCCGTCTCGATCTGTATTTTCATCACGTTTCACTCCGCGATGTGCATGACCATGGTGCCGCCGAGGGCCGCGATCTTCTCCTCGACGGTGTGTTCCTCCAGGCGGAACTTGCTGCCCACCTCATGCCATTGCCGGTCGGCCGAGAGCGCGGGCGGGAAGATCGCCATTGCCTGCTCGTTATCCCAGCGGACGAGGCCGATGATGTTCTCCTGGGCCCTGCGTTCGAGGTAGGCGCGCAGCGCCGGATCGCGGTGGGCGTCGGGGTATTTCGGATCCACCCAGATCTGCACCACCTCGACGTGCTGCCCTTCGCCGGTCGCGTCATCGCGCAGGGTGACGAAGTCAGGCATCAGGTCGATGACGTAGTGGCTCCGATCCGGCCGGGAGAGGCCTCCGGTATCGTTCTCGACCAGCCACCGGCAATTCCACAGCTTGCACTCCGGCGAGACGCGGCCGAGCTGCTTGTAGACGGCGCAGCCCTTGTGGTGGCGCTGATGTTCGCAGCGATGGCCTGCGAGCTTGCCGAGGCTCTTCACCGGCAGGAGGCGGCAACACAGTTGGCAGTCGCCGCACTGGCGGGTCATTGTCGCCTCACGCTGTCGCGCAGCTCGCGCTTGATCTCGCCCAACGTCCCGGCTGAGAGAACATCGTCGCCGGGCTGGGGATTGGAGCAGGGCAAGCAGATGATCTTCATGTCGGGGCGGTGGGCGAGCTCGTTTTGGCCCGACGGGTAGATGCCGACCGCCTCGCCGCACTTGGAGCAGACGCGCGAGCTGTCCTGATCGGGATGCACCTTCCACATGTCCTTGAGCCGCATGGCGACTAGCACGATGTCAGTCATTCTCGACGGTCCCTTCGATCAGCGGCGGCTCAGGGCGCCGATTGTCCTCCGGCGGCAGCCACGTCAGCGTGAGCGCGCCGCCCTTGCCGGGCATCTTCAGCTCCAGGTCGCCCGCATGGTGGAAGCCACGGCGCTGCGCCGCGCGCGATTTGAGGAACTCTTTCGCCGCCGCGAGCTGGTTCGAATAATGGTCCTCGTCGTCGAGGCCCTTGAACAGGACGCCGAGCGATTGGTCGACGCCGCGCGCGACCACCTCGTCGAGCGCGCGTCTGAGCAGCGGCGTGTTCATGATGTACGAGCGCAATTCTTCGCTGTCGGCGCAGAGGTCGTCGGCGACGGCGCGCACATCACCCTTGCGTTGGATGATCATCGGCCGGATCGCGTCTGGGTCGAAGTCGCTCATAGCCGGAAGAGCTTCGCCGCCGTCGAGGGCGGGGTTCCAACGAGGCCAAGCCATTCGTCGCAAACCGGCCGCCAATGCTTGCCGTCGACGATCATCAACCACTTGCACTTGAGGCCTTCGACCTCGCCGTCGGCCCATTTCTGCATCTCGACGCAATTGCGCCGCTGGCAGGAGCCGCAGACAAAACCAACCTCGATGTCGCCCTCGATCAGCGTGTCGAGCGCGTGTTCGTCGAACTCACAGAACGCGATCCGGTTTTCGTAAAGCCCCGTTCTCATGCCACCTTCTCATGGAGCGGCGTGGCCTTGGTGCCACGCAGGCGAACCTCGACGAGGCCATGCAGCGCGCGGGCCTTGCGCACGTTGTTTTGGGACTTGTTGTTGTAGGCCTTGGCCGCCAATTCCCTGGCGATCCAATCGATGTCGACCTCCACGTCCACATCGATCTCGACCTGCTGCTTCAACTTGCGGTCGTAGACGACGACGTTCCTGAGGATGCGCGTTTCCTTCATTGTTCAGTCCTCGGCCATCAGGTTCTGCAGGCGGCCTTCGAAGTGGTCGGCCGTCATGTTGGGGTCCTCGACGAGGTCGGTCACCCGCGCCTGATCGTCGCGGATGATCTCCCACAATTTCATCATCGCGCGGTCACGGTCGCCAGCCGAGACGATGACGCACTCCCTTTTGTCCTCGCGCTCCGACGGCGAGAGGTCGCCCTTGCGCGGCCGATGGTCCGACTGCGCCACCCAGGCCTCGCTGACGAAGGCGTAGTTGACGACGCTCGAACGGAATTGCTTGAGCGAGAAGCGCACTGCCTTGATGAAGATCGATTTCTCGCGCTCGTCCGAGAACGGCGCGGGGATCACGGCGTCTGGCCGGTCCTTGAACTGGATGTGGAAGAACGGCATGAGCTGCTCGTCGTTGTGGCCGATCAGGACGTGCCTGGCACGCTCATGCATGCCCTCGATCATCTGGTCGAGGGACCTCACCTTCCGCGTCCTTTGGACAG